AAAAGACCGGGCAGTAAACGTATAGGAACTGCTCCCTTATCTAATGTACAAAGCGGAGGGTCTTGGTTTCATTACTTTCGTGATGAGACAGAAGGATCTTATGTAGGTCAAGTTGCAGCCGACGGTCAAGTCAGGGTCTGGCGATGTAGTGATGGTCAGTTAATGACTACTGCATACGGTACTGGAGGACAGACTGCAATACAAAATTATTTAGCAACAAGTGATCCAGAAAATTTACAGTTCCTTACTATTAACGACACTACCTTTGTTAGTAGTCGTGACAGCTCTAATTCTAATACGCTGGTAGGTACAACAGGAACTACAGATGATAGACCAGAAGCTCACTGTGCTATGGTCGAACTACTACGAACAGAAAATGGACGTCAATACGGTATTAATATATACGATAGCTCTGCTTCTTCTAGCCTCACTACTGTAAAACGAGCTACTAAAGTTAAGATTACAGGTAATAACTACGATGAAGGAGACGGATCAGGTCACTGCCCCGGCATAGGTACAGAAGTATACGCTGTTACAGCTGCTGGAAGTTATGGCGCTACAAGTAATGTAGTACATGTAAAGAATAGTAGTGGTACAACCCTGACATCAGGTAGAGATAACTTAACATTTCGTATTACAGCGTTAGGTCAGCAAGGTGTTAGCCCTAATTATAGTGCTAGTTCTAACGGACCGGGTGGACAAAACTACAGGTGTAGTTATAATATAGAAGTTGTATTATTACATGGTGGAGAAGGTTGGGAAGTTGGCGATGTTGTACGTGTCGAACCAGAGCATGCAGCTACAGCTACTAGCTCTGACGGACAGGCATATATTGAAGTTACTGTTACAGAGATTGAAACTACAACTGTTAAAGCAACATTATCTAGTGCAGGCGATGGTCTCATACGTCCAGCTCCTACACCATTTGATGCTGATACAGCCGTTACAGCTGATACTATATTAGCTGGTATAACAGCACAGTTACCAGCTGGTATCAGTGCTAAGGTTATAGGACCGGGTATATATCTATCTAGTGCTAACCCGTTTAACGTTGAAATAGCTGAAGAAGATCTTATGAGAGTCTTCCAAAAGACTATTAACGAAGTAACTTTGCTACCTAATATGTGTAGACATGGTTATATAGTACAAGTTAAGAACGCTAGAATGTCTGAGGAAGATGATTACTACCTAAGATTTGACGGCGAAAACCAGCTTGATGGAGCAGGGTCTTGGACAGAATGTGCAAAACCGCTTATAGCTAAAACTTTAACAAACATGCCGTTAGTTATACAACGGACAGCTACAACTACATTTACTGTAAGACAGTTTACGTATCAGGATAGACGAGTTGGTGATGATAATACTAACCCATTACCTACATTTGTCGGTAAACGTATTAATAAAGTATTGTTTTTCCGTAACAGATTAGCATTATTAGCAGGCGAAAACGTCATATTATCTAGACCGGGTACGTTAGGTACACCTGATTTCTTTATAGAATCAGCTCTCACTGTGTCCGCTAGTGACCCTATTGACATATCTGCTGCCTCTATGTTTCCATCTGATATATTTGATGGTATAGAAATCAATGCTGGACTGTTAGTATTCAGTACAAACCAACAGTTTTTACTATCTACAGACGATACTGTACTAAATCCGGACACAGCAAAGCTACGTAGTGTATCTACATTTAACTATAATAAAGATATACCTCCTATATCACTAGGTACTACCATATCTTACCTTGATAACTCTGGTAAATTTAGTCGATTGAATGAAATGGCTAACACATCTAGAGAAGGAGAGCCTGATGTTGTAGAAATTAGTAAGCTAGTACCTACATTACTACCAAAAGATTTAGATTTATTTACTAATTCACGAGAAAACTCTATTATATTGATAGGTAAAACTAACTCTGATACAGTATTTGGGTATAAGTATCTCGCTATAGGTGATAAAAGACAGCAACAAGCATGGTTTAAATGGAAACTAAACAATCCATTACTGTATCATTTTATTATAAATGATGAATATTTCTTTGTAGATACAGACAACTTTTTACAAAGTATAAAACTTGTACAATCAGACGATGATCCTATTATTACCAGATCAGAGGATCTAAGTTTTCAAATACACTTAGATAATCATACTACAGTTAGTGGTGGTAGTTACAATTCCTCTACAAATTTAACTACATTTAGTAATGTTAGTTGGCTTTCTAATGTTACCACACCTAATTATCAGCTTGTAATTATTGATGAAGGTGGTACACCAGCTCCTACTGATGGACAAGGCAGATATGCTGAGTGTACAATATCTGGTACAAGCTTTACTGTACCGGGAGATTGGCAAGGAATAACAGTTACAGTAGGTTATTTATACGAGTATCTAGTAGAATTTCCTAGAATCTATCCAAAGAAACAGGTAGGAGAACAATCTCGTGCTGATGTAAATTCATCTCTTATTGTACATAGAATCAAATTACATTTTGGTAAAATAGGTATGTACGAAACAACACTAACACGTATAGGAAAAGACGATTACTCTGAAGTACATGAATCAACAGCTATGGATTCATATGTCGCATCAAGAGTACCTTACTTAGAAGAAGATATTAAAACTATACCTGTTTACGAAAAAAATCACAACGTAGAAATTAAACTTAAATCTAGTCACCCTGCTCCAGCTACCCTAAGAGCAATGGCATGGGAGGGAGACTACTCACCATTATTTTACAAACGTGCCTAATTACATACACCCAATTACAACGGAAGCTGCTATAGAGGTAGCTTCCAACTTACGTTCAGATGACCTCAGAGAGGTGGTACAAGGTCATGGGCTAGATCCTATGATCTTTCTACCTTTGGTGGGTCAGGAAGGCTCTGCTGTGTATTTCACAGTACCAGACGGCAAGACTGCCGGACTAGCAGGAGTCGGGGATGCGGGTCAGATTTGGATGCTATGCACTCCAGAGATAGAACGCTATCCAATTACATTTGCAAGAGAAGCGAAACGGTTTGTCGATAGCCGTGAAGAGCCTCTGTTGTGGAACATAGTAGACTGTAGGAATACAGTACATTTAAAACTATTAAAGTTTTTAGGTTTTAAGTTCTTACGCATTGTTAAGAACGGACCATATCAATTACCATTTATAGAATTTTGCCGTGTGCGTAGATGCTAATGCAGCAGCTAGAAATGCTGCCAAACAAAGATGGATGGAGAAGGATGCTAGGTATCGCTCCGAGTCTTTAAAATTTTTTAATAGAGAAGCACAAGCTGTCAAAAATGTAGATCTAGCTGCAAGAGGTTTTAGCCGTGCTATCTCTGATGATTACACAAGAGCTATATATGCTCAAGGTCAAAGCTTCAAAGCTTTAGAGCAAGGTTACGCAGCTTACTTTGCTGACAAAAGCACTGTCAATGAAGGTGGAAGATCACGAACAGCTGGAAGAAGAAATCTTATTAAATTATTACAAGCTCGAGGTCGACTTGAAGCTGGTATAGAAAACGAATTTGGTGCTAACATGGCACGTAGATTTACAGCAAGAAAACGAGAATATCAAGTTGGACTTGCTAAAATTAGAAATACTGTTGGTGTTCGACCTGAGTATGGTGCTCCTGTATTGATGCCACCAAGCGATAGATTGAGTGGTGCGTTAAGTATTGCAAGCAGTGTTGCTAGCATATACAGTGGCTTCGGTGGTAAAAACATTCTTGAAACATTAGGGTTAGACGGATGACAGATTCAGTATCAAGATATTATGAGTCTATGGGAAGGGGCAAAGGTGCTCCTTACATAGATGAAAAATATAATTACGCCCAAACAGAACCAGACTTAACAGAAGCTGTAAACAAAAATATAGATGAACAGATTAAAGATACTCAGCAGTTCTTTAAAGATAACATCGAACTATTTAACAACTCTATAAAAGTCAGAGATCAAGCTTTTAAAGATCTAGCCAGTCTTACAAAAGACGGCATAAAAATGGTCAAGCAATATCAAAAATTTAAAGATAATCGTAACTACTTACAAAATATAGACGACAAAGCCAATGATGGCGATTACGTAACAAAGTGGAACGCTGCAAAGATTGACTTTCAAAAACAAGAAGCTGCAATAGATAAAGACTTTGAGATAGTAATAGCCGAAGCTGAAGACTCAATTAATAAAACTGGTAGCTATACTTTTGAAGGACCAGACGGTCCAGTTACAATAGAAGACAAAGACCTTGGATCTTGGAAATCATCACTATTACTATCTAAAGGACTTACAGGTTCTAATGCTGCTAAAGAAGCAAATATATTAGCCCCTGCTTTTTGGGAGATTGCGAAAAAAGATCTATTACATTCCGGAACTGGTTTACGATTTGATGAACTGACTGACCCTGATGATAAAAGAGAGTGGCTAGAAGAAGCTGCTGCTCATTTTCTTGGCTATGTTAGAGACTCTAATCCTCGAATTAGTGATGGAGATATTATAGATCACATCCTACCCAATCTAAAAAACACTATCAGTCAAGAACTTGGTGTAGATGGACTTGTACAAAATAGTGCTGCAAACAAAGAAGTAAGTGATAACACTCTGTATGGTAGAGCTACAACTATTTACGGTGTACTTAATAATAGTAAAAGTAATAATCTAGGATTTGACGCAGTATTCGATTCCAAAACTGGAATGATTAAGAACATAGCTGCTGGATATGAAGCTAAAGGTTATACACCAAAAGATGCTATGAAAGAAGCGTTAGGAGAATTTGAAGCTGCTGTCGTGTTTGCGTATGAAAACTTAGGTATGACAGAGGATGACTATTATTATCTAATGAACGAGCATAAGTTTGGACATTCAGATGGAAGAACTAATGTTAGCTTTTCTAAAATGGGAGGTATCTGGAACGAAACACAGCTATCACTTGATAAAAAACTAAGTGATATAAATATGAAACGTGATACAGTTGCTCAAAATGGTCGTTTTACAGAACTTAAAGAACGCTATGAAGAAAACGGTACTTTAATATCAGACGATGAATTACAATCTTTCGTTGGTACTGAGATATTTGACGAAGTATCAAAGTTTAAGCAGTTAACAGATAGAAATGTTATAACAGGCACAGACTCAGATAAGTATGTTATAGGTGAGATACGTCTTAAAATAGACGATTATGCTAAAGTTAATTTTGCAGGCATGACTCAGCTGACTCAGGAAAGAAATAAAGCTTACATAGCAATCGCAGCTAACCAAGATTATTATAGAATTGTTAAAGATTTAGAAGAAGGTAATAGAGATTCAGCTGATGCCCGAGCAATAGCATTTACCAAAGTTACAGAAAAAGTAGCAAATGGTGAGTATAATGATAATTTACCTAATGATGAAGTAGATTATGACCCCGGTAAAATCTTAATAAGAAACACAGAGTTAGTTGGTAACACCAAAGAATCTAAACAAACATGGTTAGATAGTAAGCAGTATCATGTTGGTGAGTTAAAATATGTTGAACAAGGTCAAAACCAATTAAAGTTTGGCGGAGACATACCTCAACTATATGTCAACTTAGCAAAGTATTTTCCAGACTTGGATGCCAGAGGTGTCATGGTTGCAAGACTTAAAGCTTTAGGTATTATAGGAAATGAGTATGATAACTTTTTATTACCACTAAAAGGTAAAGTAGATTCTATAACTGCTAGAAACTTAACACATTTTCCAACCGACGCAAAAACATATCAAACAATTTTGAGTAAGTCTAAAAACTTTACAGGTATTACTGAGGCTCTTCTTGATAATCCATCTGCTAAAAATAGAATTAAAGAAGGTGGAGAAGATGTTATATTTACTACAGCTCAAGTTGGTACAGAAGGAGGATATGAAAATGCAAATCTTTCAGAAATGCCTGTAGGTGATTTATACATAAATATGTTAGCTGGTAATACCAACGAAATTTTAGATGATAAACAATATGGAATCTACGGTATTCGAGGTGATAATCTTAAACTATTACTAGAATACATGCTAAACAATAACATTCCTATTGCTGATAGAAAATTTGATCGTACATTTCAAGATGAGCTAATGATGCTTAATTTAGCATTAGAAGCACAAAACAAACTTACTCTTCACGGAGATGTAAGTTGGTTAGGTTTACTACCTATAGGTGCGGACGAATCTAAAAGTTATGAAAAACTATTTAAAGGTATTGAAGACGTAGATGACGATGAAAATATTTGGAATGAAGTACGTTATCTTTTAAAAGGTGCTGCCCGATACAAAATTAATATGGACTTATATGGACCTGACAAAAAGGAGGAAGAATAAATGAGTTCTTCGTATGACCCATCAATCCCTGATTTAGATGAGGTTGCTAGACAAGTCGCAGAAGCTAATGCTATTTCAGATCAGATTACTGAGTCTCAGGCAGAAGAACAAAGACAAGTCGAAAATTATAATGCTACTAGAGAAGACCCTCGTAATGCAGATCAATGGGGTATCAAAGGAGTAGCTAAAGAATTACAATCTAGTTTGTCAGGTGGTTTACAAGACACTGCATCGTCAGTAACTACATTTGGAGAGCGTACATTTGATGCACTTTCTGGAGCCAGACAAAGAGAAATAGAAGAAACAGGATCTTACACACCAGACTGGGACCCTTTTACTAATAAAGAAGATCCTATTATTACTAAAACATGGTGGGGTCAATTACTTAGAGGAACTGTACATTTTGGTTCACTCGCTGTTGGTACTGTACTAGCAGCTAAAGGACTTGCAGCTACAGGTATTCCTCTATTGGCTGGTGGTGCATCAGCATTACTAGGTGCTGGAAATGTAACTAGAGCTATCGCTATCGGTGGTATGTCCGATCTAATATCAAAAGAATCAGACGGACACAATGCGTTAGCTGCTATGAGAGACCGTTATGGTTGGATAGATACACCATTAAGTACTAAAGAAACTGACCATCCGATTATGATGAAGATGAAGAACATCGTAGAAGGTATGGGTATAGGATTAGCATTTGATGGTGCTGCCTATCTACTAGGTAAAGGTGGTAAAGCAGTCAAACGACAAATTATTCGCCGTAATGGCAGCATAGAAGATCAAACAACTACTGCTGCGTTAGCACAGCTCAGACGTAATGAAACACAGTTCAGAGCTGATAAGAATAAACCATTTTCTGACAGACATCAAGGTGCTCACACATCTACTGTTGACCCCGGCGATGCTAGAGATCAGCTACAACGTACTCGTAAAGACTGGGGATCTGAAGATGGATCTACTGGCGGAGTTACGACTGCTGTTGAAAGAGAACGTATTGCTAGATATGGTGGTACGACTGATGAGATTGTTGAGTCTACATTAAAAGGCTTGATGAGTACAGAAAAGTTTGCAAGAGAGCTAGATGCTGTAAAAGGTAATAGAGCTTTATTAAGTGAACTCTGGAGAGATTCTATTGAATCATTCCATCAAATAACTAAAGGCAGAGATCCTATGGATATGTCAGCTGACGAGTATTTACAGGACTTGTTTGCTAAAAAACCCGCTACTCTTCCTGTAGGAAAAGAAGTTTATGAGACATGGGCTGGTGAAACAGTTGTTACTGCTGATTTAGTTATAGGTGATTTACTTAAAAAATTACGTGATACAGGTATTGCGGGTAATGAATTAAGAGACATTGTGTCTTTAGATGATATAGATGGTCCAGCAAAACAAATTGTTGATACTATGCTAACTGCTTTGTTTCAAACTAAGAAATCTAGGTTTGTAGCATCTGATTATTTTAGATCATTTGGTGCTGGAAAAACTAAAGCACAGCTAAATGATGCTGTAAACAATGCTGTAAAGTCAGATATGGAAGATGTTAAATCATCTATCTTGTCTATGCTAAAAATAGCTAAAGATGATCCAGATGATAACTTACTTAATGCGTTGTTTGAAACATTTTCTATGATGAAAAATGTTAATAATTTAGAAGATTTTGACAACTGGGCAAGAACTATACTAAAAGGTGGTAAATTAGCCGAGGGTCAACCTGACCGTACTGGAGCATTAATTAGAAGCTTACAAGAAATGGTTAGTCATAGTGTATTAAGTGGACCTAAAACTCCTATGCGAGCACTTTTAGGTACAGGTACTGCAACATTTCTTAGACCATTACAAACCTTTATTGGAGCTACTTTACGTTATCCGTTTACAGGAGACTCAGCTACTGTAAAAAGTAGTTTAGCATCTATGGCTGGTATGCTAGATGCTGTACCAGAAGCTTTTGATTTATTTTTTACAAAACTAAACGGCTACTGGAGTGGTGAATTATCTACTATTAAAACTAGATACGTTGAATTTCATAAAGGAGACTACAACTGGGAGGTTGTACGTAGATGGGCAGAAGAGAGTGGTAGAGCTGATCCAACAGATCGAGCTATATTTGCTTTTACTAACATGGTTCGTAATATCAACAACAACAATTTCTTTTCATACTCTACTAAAATAATGGCTGCAACTGACGACGCCTTTACATTTTTGTTAGGTAGAGCCAAGATGAGAGAAAAAGCTATGCGTCGAGTTTTGGATATGCAAGGCAATGGATATGAAATGCCTAAGATAAATGCAAAACTAATGAGAGCTTATGAAGATGATTTTTATGAGCAGATATTTGACGGTAATGGTAACATAAGGGATGAAGCTACTAATTTTGCACGTCAAGAAGTTACACTTACACAACCTTTAACAGGGTTTGCTAAAGGTCTTAATGATGTGTTAACAGCTAATCCATATGTTAGACCATTCTTTCTATTTGCAAGAACTGGTGTAAACGGACTTGCACTTACAGGTAAACATACACCCGGATTTAACTTCTTAGTTAAAGAGTTTAATGATATAGCATTTGCTACAAACAAAAATATAGCAGAACTTAAAAAGTATGGTATTAATAGTGTTGTAGAATTAGAAAACGCTAAAGCTTTACAAACAGGTCGATTAGCAATGGGCTCTGCTGTAGTATTTATGGCGACTCAAGCTTGGATGTCTGGTAGACTTACAGGTAATGGACCATCTGACAGACAGAAACGTCAAGGTTGGATTGACGGCGGATATTTACCAAGAACTATTGATGTAGGTGGAGTACGTGTTGGTTATGATTCTATAGAACCTTTTAACCTTGTGTTATCTACTATTGCTGATGTTGGTGACGCAAGTATGTTGATGGGAGAAGAGTGGACAGAAAGAGAACTACAAAAGATTTCATTAGTTGTAGCTCAAGCTGTGTCTAGTAAGTCCTACCTAGCTGGTATTCAACAGCTTGTAGATTTAGCAGCTGGACGCCCCGGTCAAGTAGAACGTATTGTAGCATCTCTTGCTAACAATACTGTACCACTAGCTGGTTTACGTAATGAAATAGGTAAACTAATTAACCCTCATATGCGTGAGATTAATTCTGGTATTTTCCAGTCGCTTCGTAATAGAAACTTAGCTTCTGAATTTTTACCCGGTAGAGACTTACCTACTAAGTTTGATATGCTTAATGGTAATCCTATTAAAGATTATGACTTTATGACTAGATCATTTAATATGTTTAGTCCTGTATCATTAAATCTAGAAGAATCAAACGGTAGAAGATTTTTATTTAATAGTGGTTATGATCTAAGAATGTCTATTTATTATGCACCTGACGGTACTAATTTAACCGACGACCCTGTAATTAGATCTATGTTCCAAAAAGAAATAGGTACACAAAACTTAGAATATGAATTAGATAAGCTTAGTAAAGATCCTAAGATTATAGCATCTATGAAATTGATGTATAGTGATATAAAAGCTGGTAGGCGTAGTGAATTTGATGCTAGAGACTATTATCATAATAAAGTTATAGATCAATTATTCAAGAAAGCTCGTGTGTTAGCTTGGAGAAAACTTACAGATCATCCAGAAGTTTCTAAAATAATATTAGAACAAAGAATTAAAAAAGAAGCTCAAATACAAAAACAATTCGCTTCCGCCAACATACTTAACATATACAAATAAATGGCAACAACATTCGTAGATTATACGGGGGATGGGAACGCTACGAAGTCGTTTTCCTTCCCTTCTTATAAAGAATCTGATATTAAAGTAGACGTCGAAGGCGTTATCAAAACATCAGGTTCACACTATAACATTACCAGCTACACTACAACAGGTGGCGGTAATGTTGTATTTACTTCGGGTAATATACCAGCTAGTCCAGCTAATATTCGTATCTAT